ATAAAGAAATTAGAAAAGGAAATTGAAGAAAGTTCTACTATGGAGAATACAGATGTAGAAGAAGCAAAACTTCAAACACTCAAAGAAGTTGAGAAATTAATTAATGAAATATTCTATTATGAAACAAGAGATGGGATGATACCAATAATTAGTATTGATAAGGTTGAAGAATTTCAACAAAAGATTTCGGGTTTTGAAACAAAGGTGAAGAAAAATGGGTAGACAAATAATAGATTATGAAAAATTCAAAGGGTTAAAGATAGCTGTAAACACATTTTGGATGGGGGATAAAGAAGGAGTTCAAATAACTACTGAAAAAGACTATATTCAAATGGGTAGAGATGATGCTATTATATTTTTCAAAAAGATTTTAGATAAACTACATCATCAGATTAAATCTGATTTAGAGAACCCACCTTGGTGGCAAGAATTACATAAAAAATCTTCACAAATTAAAAGAAAGAAGAAGAAAAATGATAATGGAACTAAATAAAGAAGATAAAGTTTTTAAAATTAAGTCAAAGATTTGTTTGATGTGTGGACATAAATTTAATAAATCAAAAGGAAAAGAAGATTTATACTTATCAGACCACCATGCTATACCAAGAAAAATGAAACCAGTTTTCAATGTTATTATTCCAATACATGTAAAGTGTCATAAGAAGCTTAATAGTAATTTCATGACTAAATCAGAATTTATTAAAATGGAACATAAAATAGAATCTCTCCATGCAGGTTTTTTAAGAATTAAAAAAGGATTGAAACTAAATGGAGAAACTGACTGAATTTAAAAATAAAACGAACAAAGAGGTAAAATAAAATGGAAAAGTACATAAAAAAAATAATAGAAATAATAAAATGGTTAATTATAATTGGATTACTTATAGCATTAATTTTTATGCCTGAACAAAAAGTAGTTAATTCAGGCTATCAAACTTGTTCTTCTACATTCCATACAAATTGCGAAGGCATTTGTAAACATGGTTATAATTATGTTCTTCATTATGGTTATCATAATGGGAAATGTAAGTTTGAATCCTTTAATGAAATTCAAAAAGATAAAATGTATGAAGAATTTTGTAAAATAATTTAATCTTTATTATATAATTTAAAAATATATTTTTAAAAATTAACTTTTATTTATAATTCTATGTATATATACATTGAAAGGGGGTTTATAATATAAAATGGAAAGTAAATCATTCTGGACAAGCATGACTTTTTGGGGATGTTTCTTACTATTTGCAGCTGGCGGACTTGAAGCAATAGGAGTTTCTGGAGGACTTCTTATTATTGAGAAAGTAGCAGCAATTTTAGGAATACCACTAACAGGTTTTGGAATAAGGAGAGCATTAGATTAATTCTCTAAGAAAACATAATTTTTTATTTTTTTATTTTTTTTAAGTGTTCTACAAGTTTTTTAGCAGATAATTCCCATGTCCACTTCTTTACATCTTCTAAAGCTTGTTTTCCCATCTCTTTTACTTTGTCTTGATTATTAAAACACCATCTCATTTCATTTTTTATATGTTCTATATATGGCACTGCCCATTCAACCCCTTCATACATTATATCATCTTTTACTTCTTCCAATTTATAATTTATAAATAATGAATTTTTATTTGTCATATAATCTGTTTGCCCACCATAGTTTGTTTGTATTGTTGGCAAACCACAAGCCATTGCCTCAATTCCAGGAAGATTAAATGCTTCTGCTCTTGTTGCACAAACAAATACATCTGCATCATTATACATTTTGTATAGTTTATCATAAGGAATATTATCTAAACAAATCTTTGTTATTGCTCTATCAGGAGGATTATTTAAATTTATCAATGATTGTTGTAACATCTGAGGATTCATATATGCAGTATTAAGCTTTACTATCAGTTCTACTTTTTCATCTTTGCCAAATTCTTCAGCAAATGCTTTTATAACATATTGAACTCCTCCTCTATCCCAAGAAGTTCCTCTCCATCCTTTGTTACAAATGAATTTGAAAGTGGGTAGAGAAGGGCTCGAACCTTCAGTCTTCCCCGCTTCAGGGGGATGCTTTCCCATTAAGCTATCTACCCTTTTGGGTTTGAAAAGATTTAAATCAACTCCATGAGGTACTATTCTTATTTGGTCTACAAGTAGTTGTTCATCTTTACTTAATTGTTCTGGATAACCACTTTCATTAGTATGTTGGTCTGCAAAGAGTGTTTTTATAATAGCATCTTTAGTATGTTGTGAAGGTACTAAAATTAAATCAATATTAGGATTTAAAAACTCATCAACAAAAGATTTTGGAACATTACTTCCTTCCCAAACACAATAACCTATATTCATTCCCAATCCAGTATAGAGTTTCCAATTGTGAGGTGTAGCTATGATTAGATTGATTTCATTATCATCTGGTTTTGCTAAAATCATATCTAACTCAGCATCATTAACTAACTTCTCCCATTCAGGAACTAATTGAGTTGATAATCTTACATCTGCTTGTTTGTATAAAGCATTGGCTAATTGTCTTGTATGTATATCATACCCAGTTGTTCCGAGTATGCTTCCTATTATATTTATTTTCATTTTTTAATCCATCTTTTATATTTCTTATGTAATTCTATAAGTATTTTTCTTATTTCACTTACACACCAAACTCCAACTGTGAACAGAAATACTATTCCTACAACTTCTAAAAAATTCATTTTAATAGTTATTATCCCAAGCCCATTTAATTCCAATTCCAATAATTATTCCTATCAGTAATGCTAATTCACACGACACCATTTAACATCTCCTTTCTATAAGTTTCTAAAAAATCACCATGCTTATTAAATAATCTCTTTGTAAAAGCATTTAGCAATTCATGATTACTTCCTATTCTATCTTGATATTCTTTTGTTCTCTCTCCTCCAGATGGAGTTTGTAAATGATAAGCAATGGCTCCTGTATCAATTCCAATCTTAAATCCTTTTACTAAAGCTTTGAATGAAAAGAATTGCTCTTCTCTATAACTACAAAAACCTAAATTATCTTCGTATTCAACTTCTTTATGAACTTCTTTTTTAATTAAAGCCATACTTCTAAAATTAGGAGAAGGAAGTATTTTATCATCTAAATATTCCATTCCACAATCATCTCCAAAGTATACAATCTCTCCTTTATCATTCAATCTAACATCACTTATAAATGGCTCTACAAACTTAGTTTCTCTCTTAGGAAAAGGCACTCCTACAGCAGGAACAACTCCACTTGCTATGTCATAGCCCTTCTCCAAGACTTTTATTAACCTTTCTATATAATCAGGTTGTAATAAGTTGTCATCATCTAATCTTAGTATTGCCTCTCCTTTTCCAATCTTCATTATCCTTTCTACTAACATCCTTCTTAACTTTGTAACGCCATAAGGTATGTTGTTTCTCATCATCACAATATTATGATTTTCTAATTTCATTCTGTTCGTTATTGCAGTTATAAAATGATGTTGTTGTATTGGCAATCCACTTCTATCATCATATATAAAAATATCAAAATCTTGATGTGTTTGTGTTCTCAAACTTTGTAAAAGCAAAGCTAATTCTGTTGGACGGTCTTTCGTACATATCATTATATCTATACGCATTCTAATAACTCCTTTTTTAATGTATTTATTTCTTGTGTTGTTAAACTATTTGTTCTTGTAAAACAAGGATGAATTCCATCACCTTTATAGAAAGTATCATCTTTTGAAAAGTCAGGTCTATTAAAATATAAACCTTTGTATCCAAAACTATACCCTTCAAATCGTGGTGAATAAGTTGCGTTGTCATAAATTTTACTTCCTGGATATGGTGTTAAAATAGTTACATCAAAAGTATCTGGTTTTGCTTCTTGTATATATCTTTTTGTTACCATAACATCATCATATGTTTCAGATGGACAACCAACTAATGTAAAAGCTTTGAATTTTATTCCTTTGTCTTTTATCATTTGAGTTGCTTTTCTATTTATCTTATCTGTAGTTCCTTTATTTACAACTTTGAGTATTCTATCACTTCCACTTTCAATTCCACTACATAATTCTACAAAACCAGCTTCTGCAAGATGTTCTAATAATTCAGGATGCTTAACAACTAAATCTGTTCTTACGAATCCCCTATGTTTATAATCTCTATCTTTAAGCAATTTTGTTAATGCTGTTAATCTTGATGGGTTTATATTTATTTCATCATCATACCACATGAATGCTGAAAATCCAAATTTGTCATTTAAATAATCCATTTCTTTTACTACTTCTTTTGGACTTCTATGTCTTGGATTTTTATACATTGGCATGTCTCTACCACTACAAAACTCACATGCAAATGGGCATCCCCTTTGAGTCATAATTGTTGTAGCATCTCTTCCTGCTAATTTATATTTATAAGATTTTATATCTATAAAAGACCTATCTGGAATAGGTTGTTTATCTATATTAATTAAATCAGTTGTTGCCCATTGCTGTCGTCTTAGTTTAACCATAGCAACGTCTCTAATTGATATACTTTCACCATCTCCATATACTATCATATCAAACTCTTCAAGAGTTTTAGTATTAACATCTGTTATCCCTCTTTGTCTTAGCATAGAAATAGCAGAAGCATGTGGTCCTCCAACAAATGTGAATGCGTTAGGATTCTTATCTTTGAGTATTCTATTTATTTTATGAGCATATTTGAATTGTGGTGATGTTGATGTAATTCCAAACATATCTGCTTTTTTAGCTAATCTTCTTACATCTTCTTCCCAATTCTTATTACCATTTAAATCTTTAACTTCTACATCAAGTCCTCTTTCTTTCCACGCTGTTGCAAGTTGAAGTATTCCCAAATAAGGAAATACTTTGTCATCTTGTAGAAAAGGACTTGGTGGATTTATTAATATTGTTTTCATCTTAATTCTAATTTGCTTATAATGTATTTAAATTGTTTATATTTATTCTTTCTAAGCCACCATGTAAACCATATTGCATTCATATGTGCTGCATAGAGTCCTACTTTATGACATCTAAAACATAATGTAATTCCATTATCAATATCCCATCTACATCCTTTCATTCCTTTTGGCAATATATGATGTGCATGACAGTTTCTTCCTACTAATTTATTTTTACATATTTGACAAGTAAAATTATCTCTTTCTTTTACTCTTTTCTTCCAAGTATTGTCTAAAGCTTTCAATTCGCTTTTCTTAGTTATTGTTTTTGGCATTTTATTCTTTGAACAACCCTTTTATTTTTTTTGCACAATCTGGACAAATTTGTTTGTTAGGTAGGATTTCTTTTGCACAAAAGAAATGTCCTTCTAAATATGGAGTAATTTCTAATGTGTCTAACCATATTGCAATTACACAATATCCAGGTTTGAATTTTTTGCACATCTCACATTTAAACATTTTTACCATTTTAAAAACTATGACTATCTCCTCCATCTACAGTTATTGTTGTTCCATTAATATGTGATGCTTTGTCACTACATAAAAAAGCTACTATATTAGCTACATCTTCTGGCTCTCCCAATGACATTTTATTTTCTTTTGCAAATCTTTTTATATCTGGTTTAGTATTGATACATCCAGGGCAAATAGTATTAAATGTTGTTCCTTTATAATTTCCAGCAAAAGATTTCATGAGGGCAATTTGTGCTGCTTTTGCAGATATAAAAGCTGGGCTTGGACCTTTAATTTTTTCTTTTCCCCATATAGACGATATTGTTACTACTCTTCCATAATCTCTATCTTTTTTTACAAATTGTTGAGTTAATTCTGCTGCTATTCCCCAATTCTTTTGCATAATAATATCCCAATCCTTTTTCCATGTTCCTCCTCCACCAACATTATTTATAAGTATATCTATTTTATCTATAAATGACTCTTTTATCATGTCAACTATATGTTCTTCTGTTAAATCAAATCCTGTTGATGTTGATATATTAACAACTTTTACTCCTTCTTCTTCTAATGCTTTCTTGATAGCAAGTCCTATTCCGTGACTTCCGCCTGTTATAAGAGCTTTCTTTCCTTTAAGATTTAATTCCATTTCATATAAAATACTATATATTCTTTACATTTAATTTGAAAATTTATATAATTCATCATTTTTTAAGTCCTTTCTTTCCTCCCTTCATCTTTCCTATCCCTTTTCCGCCAGCTAATCCTCTACCTTGTCCTCTTCCATCTCGTGGACCTTGACTTCCTCTTCTTGGACCTGTTTTATCTCTTTTTGGCATTTTTATTTACCTCCTTATAAATTCTTCTATTTTATTTATTAATGAATCTACATCTAATCCAATCTTTTTTGATAACACTTCTCTTGGTCCATAATTCTGTAAGTAATCTGTCATTCCAATTCTTTTTAAATTAGTATTCATATTAATATCACAAATAAACTCTGCTATTATAGAACCAACACCACCATCTAAAACATGTTCTTCTATTGTTATAATTTTATCTGTATTTAAATATGAAGATAAAACTTTTTTATTTAAAGGTTTTAATCTATGTAAATCTACAACACCAATTTGTAATCCTTCTTTTTCCAATCTTTTAGAAATTTCAATGGCTTTATGAACCATATTTCCACAAGCTATTATTGTTCCATGTTGTCCTTCTTTTATTTTATTTACCCCATCTTCAAAATTATATTCTATCTTATCATATATAAAAGGCAAATTATCATGGTCAAATCTAACATAACTTAAACAAGGATTTTCTCCAATATTTTTAATCATTGATGCTAAACTAATTGTATCAGAAGGACAATAAATTTTCATATTTGGAATGCTCCTCATCATTGCTACATCTACAATGGCATTATGGGTTGGTCCTTCATGACTATATGAAAATCCAGTTCCAATTCCAACTATTGTTACAGGTGCTTTTCTTATCCCTAAACTTAATGATATTTGTTCAAAACATCTAAGAGTTATGAATGGAGTTATACCATGAATGAATATCTTTTTTCCACATGATGCTAATCCTGCAGCCATATTTATTATATTTTGCTCTGATGGTCCACAATTTAAAACTTGTTCTGGAATTTCATCATAAAATCTTTGTAAGCTTTGTGCTCCTTGGTCTCCTAAAAGTAAAATTATATTTTTATCTTTCTTTGCTGCTATTAGCAATTCTTCAAAAAACGCATCTCTCATATCTTCATATATTATCATGCCATCACCTCTATTGGAATTTTAATTTTTTCTTTTAGCTCTTCTCCTTTTGCAAAATCAATACCAATAAAATATTTTTTTTCTTTTAGTTCTTCTATTGCTTGTTTCAATTCAGCTCCTTTTGGAATACCATGATGCCATTTAGCTACTCCTTCCATAAATGAAATTCCTTTTCCTTTTATTGTATGAGATATAATAACTGCTGGCTTATTTGTTTTTGTTTCTTTTATTTCTTTAAAACAACTAATAATTTCTCCTAAATTATGACCATCTATTTCATAAATATTCCAATTAAACCCAAGCCATTTATAAAACATTGGACTTTTACTTGCATATTTATTTGTATGTCCAAGCACACCAAATTTATTATCATCAACTATGACAATCAAATTATTTAATTCATTACTTGATGCAAACATAACTGCTTCCCAAATAGAACCTTCTGTACATTCAGTATCACCCAAAAGAACATATGTTTTATAATCCTTTTTATCTAATTTTGCAGCAAGGGCTATTCCACAACCAAAACCTAAACCATATCCTAAAGAACCTGCAGTCATTTCTACTCCAGGAGTTGACCAATCTGAATGTCCTGGCATTACTAAACTTCCATATTGGTTTAATGTTTCTTCACTTATAACATCATTGTCAGCTAAGATTGTATAAAATGCTAATGGACAATGTCCTTTACTAAAAACAAAATGGTCTTCTTTTTTTAATACTCCACCATTATAAAGGGCTAATAGAAGTTCTACTGATGACAATGCACCACCTAAATGGGCTTGTCCACATTTCACTCCTACATCTAATATCTTTCTTCTAATTTCTTTAGCTTTCTCATCCAATTCTTTTAAGTCCATCAATTTTCACCTCCTCTGGTAAGCAATATAAAAATCCTCTATAAGTTTTCTCTGGTTTGCTCCAAGCATATATCAGATTATCCAACTCATCCATATCTTCTGCCTCTTCTACTTTCTTTGGGTCACAACTACTTAATTCATTTGTATAGAATTTAAAGTTTTTGTTTATCTTCAATAATTTATCTTTTAGTAAATTAAAATTTAAAGGTTGATTATCGTAAATGATATGTCCTAAATTATTATCAAAATCATGAATAATTATAATACAATCTTTTATTTTCCTTAAACTATCAAGTTCATCTAATACAATAAACCTTTTGCCTTTTGGAAGATTGATGTTATAAAAATGAGCGTCAAGATAAAAGATTACAGGTCCATTTAAGTTTGTAAATCTTTTCAAAAACTTAGGACTATTCTCATTAATCACTATAACATTTTCATAATCTTTTAGCTTTTCAAGTGAATGGTTAAAAGACTTCCTGTTAAGTTCGCAAGTAATAATAGTTTCAAAATTCTTTGATTGTACTCTTGCATTATTTCCATTGAATGTTCCTGTTTCTACAAAGAGTTTTACTTTAAATATATCTCTTAGTTTCTTTATATGCTCTAATGATGCTTTATCTGTCCAGCTCATTTTATTCCCCACTTTTTTCTCATGTAAACAAATGCTTCTTTTTTTAATTGTTCAATATTTTTAACTTTCTCATGTTCATGTCCTTCTACATAATTTGGAATATGATTAACCCAATAATCTATAATATATACTTGCAACCCAGCTTGCTTAACAGCATAAGTATAATCAATATCACATCCCCATCCAAGAGGTATGTTCTCATCATATCCTCCCAACTTTTCAATAGTTTTATAAGGGATGTATGTGCACCATCCTCCTACCCAATGAAATCCTTTTATAAATTCAAGACCAGATTGTCCTCCTCCACCATAGCAAGTTATTATTCCACAATCTTCTCTTTCTTCTGCTATTCTTTTCATTTCAATTAGCCAATCACAATTATATTTTCTTGAAAATATGACATCTGTTTGAGTTAAGAATAAATCTTCTTTTCTTTTTTTTGCTATATCAAATAATTTATTATAAGCTTTCATTGGTCCTTCTTTTTTAGTATGAATTACATCTACAAATGTATAAAACTTTGCTAACTCATCACAAAATTCAGCACTACCGTCTGTGCTTTCACTTTCTAACAATATTATAGGGTCTCTTATTAAAGTTGATTTAAGAAAACTATAGAATGCATATTTCAATCCTTCTAAATTGTTGTAAACTGGTATTCCTACTATCATTTATTTAACCCCCTTTCTCTCAAAAATGTTTGTAATTCTACTAAGTTATCCATAATTTGTTGTCTTGGCAACCCCCATCCTGGTTCATATTTAAAAGGCACAGCATCTTCTACACTATCTTTACTATCTTTAAATCTACATCTTAAATGATTATAGCTTGAATAATTCTTATCTAAAATCTTCATACCAAATCTTTCTGGGTGTTCATAAATTTCACATCCTGGATATGGTTGGAATGTGGATAACAAAACAACATCAGGATTGGTTTTCTTTATGAAGTTCTTCGTTCTACTGACAATATCTACTGGTTCTTTTGGTAATCCATTAAGTAAATATAGCCTTGTTTTTATTCCATATTTTTTGCATAATAATAATGTTTCTTCTGCTTGTTCTACTACAATACCTTTTTTATTTACATTTAAAACATTTTGGTCAACACTTTCTAATCCTATTGAAAGTTCTACACAACCAGATTTGCTTGCCAATTTTATTATATTTTCTTGAACTCCTGCTCTTGTTTGTCCTCTCCAAAAAACTTTCTTTCTTTTTAGTAAGTTTAAGAATTCAATTGTTTCTTTTTCTTTTGATGGAAAACATATCTCATCTTGCAAACTTAATCCCTTAATGTTATATTCTTTTTTTAGATAGTCAATTTCTTCTTCAATGCTTTCTAAACTTCTTCTTTCTATTGGCATTCTATTATAGTTAGCACAGAAAGTACAAAACATTGGACAACCATGGGAAAATAGAACTGTTGTTGAAGGAATGTCTTGAGTTTTAAATAAACTTGTTACTATTTTCTTTTTTGGCAAGAAGTGTCTTTTTGGGAATGGGTAATCATCTTGTGCTGATATATTATAAATATCTTCTAAATCATTTTCTTCAACATCTCTCATTATTTGTTTGACACTCTCTTCTCCTCTACCCAGACATATGGCATCAAATACCTTTAAGCTTTCTTCTGGAAATATATTTATATGAGGTCCTCCTGCTATATGAACTCCAGGATTATCTTTTACTATTTGTTTTACTTCTTTAAAATCTGGTGATGCAACTGTATAGAAATGTATATCTGCTTTTGGTAATGTTTTATGTCCATCTCTAAAGTCTGTAAAGACTATTTCATGTCCTTCATTTTCTAATATTGTTGCAAGATATAATTGTGTAAGAGGTTGTGCTCTTAATGGTTCTGTCCAATAACTCCAACTTGGTATTACAAAATTAACTTTCATTTGAAATCCATATGAACTGCCCCCATTGTTGTTAACTTTCCATTAATATAAATTCTACCCATACAAATAGTACTTCCACATTCAGGGCATGAAGTCTGTTTCATTCCATAAATAGCACAAAAACCCCCTGTTGGAGAACTATAACTTTTCCATTTGTGTCCATTGATACAAGTATAATGCCAAACTTCTTTATTCTTCTTATTCTCTTTATTCATGTCCCTAAAAATATCTCTTTTTCTTGGAGGTCTTAGAAATTTAAAAATACTACCGAACATTTTCTCTCCACCAGTTTAGTAAATCTTCCATAGTTTTCTCAAAACTGATTTCAGGTTTCCATCCTGTTTGTTTTATAAATTTATTGCAATCAGGAATCTGAAGAGTGACGTCGTATGGTCTTAATAGCTTTGGGTCTTCTTGTTTCCATAAATGTCCTTTTATTGTAGATAAACTTATAAGATAATCTAACATCTCTCCAATTGTCTTTGTTGTATTACCACCAATATTATAAACTTCTCCTGGTACTCCTTTTCTAACTAAAAGATAATATGCTTTTGCTGCATCTCTTACATCTGCCCATGTTCTAATTGAATCTAAGTTTCCATGTTTTATTGGAGGCATATTTCCTAGACAAAGTAATCCTCCTCTGCTTTTTTCTAATTCAGCAATCTGTTTGGCAAAAGCAACTTCAGCACTCAACATTGTTCGTCTTGGTCCTGTATGTGTGAACATTCTTGTTCTAATAGTTTTTAATCCATAGTTTGTCCAATACATTAATGCTAACATATCTGTTCCTACTTTCCCAACAGCATAAGGATTAGCTGGGTTGAATTGCTGAGTTTCTTTAATTGGTATATCTTCTTCCTTCACTAAACCATAGACTTCTGATGATGAACAAACATGAATTGTTGGGTCATAACAAGTATATTTTTCTTCATCTGAGTACATAGCTGGAGTCAAATTTTCATTTGCTATTAATTCTCTTATCATTTTAACAGCTTCTAATAAATTATAAGTTCCTAAAGTGTTTGTTCTTATTGTTTCTGCTGGATAAACAAAACTTGCTGAAGGATAGCTTTGTGCTGCTAAATGGAATATGTAATCTGGTTTAACTTCTTCTATTGCTTTAATACAACTACTCAAATCATTCAAATCCATTAATATCCAGTTGACTTTATCTTTGATGTGTTTGAAAGAGTCTTGGTTGTCTGTCCATCTATATGTGACATAAACTTCTTCTCCTTTTTCTAAAAGCAAATCTGCTAAGTGTGAAGCGACAAATCCTGGCCCTGTTATAAGATTTATAGTTGCAACTTTTTCTTTTGTTTTTATTTCTTCTTTCTCTTCTTGTTGTTGTCCAAACAACTGTTGTAAGCCGTTCATTTTTACGGTGTAATTAGTGCTATAGTGATAAAAATTATTAGATAAATAAGTATTTCCACACCATAAGCTAAGACGTTCCACCAGAAACTAAATAACTTAGTTCCATTCAAAACCCAAGCTAACAAATTTGCTGCTAACAAAAGAGTTGATATTGCTACCATTATTTTTTGCCCTCCTTTAATTTATAAACAACATCATTCATTTCTCCCGAAATATATATTGCTTCTGTTCCTTCTATGATTATGCTATCTTCTAAAAACTCTCCTGTATGAGCAACATAGGGGTCTGTTATCATTACTTCTCCTTCGTTCATAATTAATGTTTCTACTTTTTGATAATCAACATCATCAGGATTTACATTAGCTAAATAATATTTTATTTTTCCTTTTAATAAATATCTATTTTCCCTGTAACGATGGAAATGATTTCCAAGTATTTGTCCTTTCTTTACTTTTAAAATCTTCACTTGTTTACAATCAAAATTACCATTAAACATTTCAAGTATGTCTCTCCTTTCATCTGAGTGAGCAAGTTTGATTGGGTGTATTGTTACGCCTTTCATTTTCCACAATGTTTACATTTTTCTTTTATTTTCATTTTATTAATTAGTTTAAATGGATTACAAAGTAAGTCTATTCCTGCTCCCAATTGTCCTTCAATAGCAAAAACAATTCTTTCTCTTTCACCTTTTGTTAAATTTATTTTCATTTTGTATTTGGACTCTTCTCTCCTTGTGGTGTTTCTATTAATAATGTTGACATCCCTGCTTGTGCTCTACAATATGCTAATTCATAACCTATTTCTATTGATTTGGGTGTCCTTAATTTAATAACTAAGATATTTTTTAATCCTGTCTTTAACATTTTATAGTAATCTCCGCAATGCTGAGGTCCTGGATATAATGGTTTTGTATTTCCAATTTGAGTTCTTATAATCACTCCCGGACTAAACTCTCCATGTGATATTTCTTCTGCTTTGTCTAAGTGATTTACTAATTGATTGATAGCACAAAGCAAGAAGTCCATTCTCGGATAGATTGTTATGGGAATGTAACCCTCCAAAGCCAGTCCAATACTCATTCCCATTTGCATTTCTTCAGCAACTGGCATTTCTATTCTTTTCTTTTTATTAACATCAACTAAACTTCTATGCATAGCACTTCCTTCATATATCACAGTTTGTCCTAAAAAGATTGTATCTTTCTGTTTTCCTAACCACTCCATTGCTTTTTTTGTTTCTTCTAAATAGTTCATATTGGTACTCTCCCGTTTTCATCTTTTAATAAATGCTTAATGAAATCTAATACTACTTCTTTGTAAGCACTTCCAAACCAATTAGTTTTATCACTATCGTTCCATCTAAATCCCTTTTTATAAAACCAAATATCTCCATTAGACTTACTTAGTTGTTCTTGCATATCTACTATTTTATTTATTATTTTATCTTTATTCATCTTTGTAAACCTCTCTCATCAAATTTTTCAATTTCACCTTTTAAAAATGCTAATCTAAGTTTATTTTTATCTAATAAATTTAACATAGAAATATAATCAATATATTGTAATTTATTATCAAATTCTTGTAAAGAAATTCCTGTATATTTTTTTAATTTATTTATAATATCTTTGCTAAAATCCATTTGATTAAAAACAATTCCAATTCCTGCTAATTTTAAACAATTAATAGTAGCAATATTTTTTTCTTTCAATGTTGCAGATTTTGAATTTATTATTTTATAAAAAACTTCAGGTTTCTTTAAAAACAATGTTTCTCCAACAGTTAAGAACCCACCACTCCTTTTTGAATATTCATATAACATATGATTAAAATATTGTGAATTATATAAAATATATAATTTAAAATCTTTTTCATTTAAATATTTATGAGTATCAAAGAATAAAGGTTGTTTTTCATATAATCTTGAAAATTCAACTTCACAAAGTATTCCTAAAACATTATCTAAGTTTTTTTCACATCCTTTTATAATATCTAAATCTGCTCCTTGTGCATCAACAGATAAAAAATCAATATTTGGAACTTCTTTATTTTCAATTAAAGTATCAAGTTTGTTAATATCCATTTTTATAGTTGATGTTATTTTAGTATGGTCACCCCATTTAGTTTTTGTAGCTGGGATAATATAATTTGCTGCACTTTTTGCTGATTTAAGAATGCTACTTGCTGAAGGGTCAGCTGTTATATAAAAATTTGTTTTGCCATCTTCTTTTCCAACACATTTGTTGATTATTTTATATTTTTTATCTCTTACATCAAAATCATCAAATGCTGTTTCTTCTGCATCATAAAACGTCCAAAAAATATCATCTTTTAAATTGTTTAGTAATTCTGTCGGACCACAACTTTCAATGCCACCAATATGATGCACATTAATTATAAAATCTTTTTTTTGTATTTCGTGTTTTTCCATTTTAAAAATTTATCCATTTCCCAATTCCATAGTGAGGATATTTCCTCTTGTATTTATATCCAAAGACTTTTCTTTTTTTAGTTTTACCATTGCACCCCCAAACTTTATTTGTGGGAGTATAACATCCTATTTCATTATTTTCAACTATAAATGTTATTGGTAAATTAAATCTAATAGCATAATTATTACATTCATGTGCTATTCCCATACAAGAAGCCATATCTCCAATGAAACACCAAACATGTGGCATCCCCATACATTTTCCAATAATTTTCTTTTTATTATCCATAAAATCTAAATCTATATAACGAATATTATTTTTCCATTGCATTTTTATTGCCATAGCAACTCCTAAAGCAATAGGCAAATTCCCACCAACAATTGCTGATGTAAATATCTTATGTTTCTTTGAGTTGATACTGATACTTCTTTTTGCTAATATCTCTCCTTTAAGCCATTTAGCATCTTGACTTTTTAACAAAGCATGATAATGACTTCTATGAGTTGAGAATACCCAATCATTCTTTTTTATTTTCTTAAATATTTTTATAAGTTCTCTTTCTTGATTTCCATCAACACTCCCTGTAAGATGAACAGGTGCTCTTATTTTTCCTTCTGAATAGTTATTAGCAATGTCTGTTTCAAAATCTATTAATTCTTTAGACTTCATCTTTTAACCTCCTTAGTATTTCTGAAGTTGAATAACTTGTTACATCATCTAAAAGATTAAGTTTTCCATTCCATTCTTTTAATATTGGTTCTTCAATACCTTTATACCCACCTTTTGATTTTGTATGTTGAATTGGTTTAACTAATCTTAAAAAATTAGTTGGGTCATCTTCTTCAAATATATAAACATAATCTACTGGTATTAATTCATTTAAAACATATGCTCTTGCTCTTTGGTTATGAATTGGTCTTGTTGGTCCTTTTAATCTTTTGACTGATGCATCTGAATTAAGACCTACAACTAATATATCACAACTTGCTTTTGCTACTTTTAATAATTGAATATGTCCATAATGTATTACATCAAAACAACCATTTGTAGTTCCTATCCTCCACCCTCTATGTCTAAACTCTTCTACTTTTCTTTTTAAATCATCTTTACTTATTATTTTTCCCATATTTTCCAATCAAATCCTTTTTCTTTATTTAATTCTGCTGCTAAACAATCAAGTTTTAAATCTTTTCTTTCGCCTATCTCATGACTTATAACATTCATTGCTTGATTCCTTACTCCATTTATTGAGTGAGTATATTTCAAAAGCTTGTCTTGAGATGTTCCGCCCTTTCTCGCTTCTGATTCATTTGTCCATATTGTTTCATTTGCTACAGCATTTACTTGAATAGCTCTTATTATTTGAGATGTTATTTTCTTTTCTTTTAATATAATGTCTATATCATGCATAATTTCTTTTGCTTCTTCTTCATATTCTTTTTTGTGTTCTGGAATTTTAATTGATTTAAGTGTGACTATACAAAGTCTATCTATTAGTTGAGCAAATGTAGGTAAGAATTTTCTGTTCATTTTTTCTCTCCAATAAGTAATTGATTTGAGAATAACCAATCTTTTGGTGCTTCTCTAATAGCAAAATATTTACTTAGTTTTCCTATCCACCATTCTTTGTCTTCTTTTATAATATGAGTTGAGTCTGCATCAAGGTTTGGGTCTCCTAAAAATGGAATTGAGAAAATGAATTTACTATCTTTATTCTGTTCTTTCTTTAAAACAATGTCTAAATCTTCATAAGACAAATGTTCTAAGATATCTATAAACAAAACTAAATCAAATGGTTCATTTATAGAAACATTTTTTATGTCTTCATTTATAAGGTCTCCAATATTAGTATTCCAATTGTCTCCAACATATTTACTTATTTCAACTCCTTTGTATTTTAAATTTTCATTAATCATTTTTCCTGCTAATCCGAATAATCCAAATCCACATCCTATATCAAGAATACTATTTGCTTTTGAATACTTTAGCCATTCACTCATCATTACAAAATGTTTAACTTCTATCTGCTTTCTTGGTTGAAAATAAAATTCATCTTTGTCAATTTCATATCTATCACAAAGCTGTTTTGGCAATTCCATTGGATTGATTTCTTTACTTGGATAATGCCCAAAGAGATGATTTATTTTCCATTGATTTAAAAACACAAGACTATGCATTACAGAATCATTTGCATGTTGCTTATATCTTTTTAAAATGTAATCTAAGTATAATACTGGTAAATGTCCTAAGTGCCATATTGTTGTATCTAAACAAGCACCCATTGTTTCTCCTAATTCTGTTTTAGTTACATTCAAAACTGGATGGCTCTGAAGGGGATATTTCTTTGCTTCAGATATCTTGAATAATCTTCTTGGAACAACATGAACAAGTTTTGTTGCATCTTCATGTCCTAAATCTCCTATAAGATGTCTCATCTTTACATTATAAATTCCAGGTTTTCTATCTTTTTGATTTATAAATTCTTTTATTTTTGATAAATCTTCTACTACTTCATCTTCATCAAGAACTAAACACCAATCATTTGGATAATTTTTTTTAAGATGTTCTAAATATCTATTTCTACATTTTCCATTTGTTGCTGGGTCTGTTTCATCCCAACCATTGTTAAATATTTTATTTTTATAAAATCCAGACTCACTATATTTAAAAATAAATCCTTTATTATTCGACCAATATAAAATTTTATCAGCATCTTTAACACTATCTAAACACATTTCAGCAAATTGTCTTTTTCCTGGTCCCATTATAACTACTATTAATTTATGTTCCATGTTCTCTATAATAATCTACTATCTGTTTAATTCCTTCTCTTAATTTGATTTTAGGTTCATATCCAAATTTTCTTGCCTTTGTTGTATCTACAACTACTTGCTGTGGTTGTGCTACTTCAGGGTTATAAAATCTGATTCTGATTTCTCCAACTTCATCAGCAATCATATCAGCAACATCTACTAATTTAACGACATCATTTCCAGAAATATCATAAGTATCATTTTTTGTTTCATCCCATCTATTGTATAGCAACATAACTCCATCTACAAAATCATCAACATGAGTGAAGTCTAATGTTTTATTTTTATCTCCAAAGATAGGCAATTCTTCTCTTCTCAGTGCTTTCCTACACCATTCAGTTATCAATCTTCCTGTTAAATCTTTTCCAGGTCCATAGACAGTTGATGGTCTTATTATGATGTAATCTAATCCATAACAATCATGATTTGCTCTAATTAAATTTTCTAAATATTTCTTACTTGCTGTATATGGATTTTCTTCTGGATGTAAAACTCTACTACTTGACATTGCAATTGTTCTTGGTATTTTATTTTTTCTACAAACTTCAGCTATGTTAAAACTTCCAATAACATTATTTGTAAATGCGAGTGAAGGATTTTGGATTGTTTCTTCTATTTTACAAAAAGATGCTAAATGAAACATTGCATCTGCATCTGCTCTTAACCCTCTAATATCTATAATATCTTTGTCTTCTCTTCTATCTATTGAAGCTAAACAACTATGACCTTCATCTTCTAATCTTCTTTTTAGTACTTTACCAATCAATCCTTTGTGTCCTGTTATTATATATTTCATTTTAATTGTATTGATGTAATCCTTACAAATGGACTTCCTTTTTTAGCTGTATGAAGAATATAATCTTCTGGTTGAGCACTTCTCACAACTCTATCGTTATCTTCTGCATTTTTTCCTACTAAAATAATTCTTCCTGAGCTTAATTTATGAGCTTTCATATGAACTTCTCCCCTGCCAGCTTGTCTATTTTTGTTAGTATTGAACCTTCTATAAAGTCATCCACTTCAAAGTGATGATGTATAACCCAGTCTTTCAACAGCTTGATAAATTCTTCAAACTTATCATCTACTTGATTCATCAAACTCTTCCATCTGACATCATCTAATTCTGCATACTGAACTATTTTATTTAATTCCTTACGAAAATTAAATTCTTTTTTCATGTTAATTTTTCTCCCATGAGTTGTTGTAATTCATAAATTGCCAAATCAACTCCAATCATTTTAAATTCAACATCATCTTGTTTGACACCAAGTTTCTTTATTTTGTTTATATATTTTTTGATATATTCTTTCACTTTTGGAACATCTAAAAACCCATCAGGTTCATCTTTCCAATCTCCTTCACCAAAAATATTCTCACTTAAACTTTTAAATTCTTCTTTCATTTTTCAACTAATCCCTCCATCAATTTATTCCAATTCTTTCCAACAGTATCCCAATTATAAAATTTATCAACTTTTTCTTTTCCTATCTTTCCAAGTTTCTTTCTTAATTCTTTGTCATTATATAGTTTTTCTAATGCTTTTACTCCTTCATTGTCATTCATAATTGCTCTTTCTACATTCCATGAACCAGTAAGTTCTGTAGAAATATCAATTGGAATGCCACATTCGCCATCTTCAATTAACAATTCTTGAGTTGTAGTATAATTAGTTGCTACAACAGGAACTTCACAAGCCATTGCTTCTATTATCGGAACTCCAAATCCTTCTCCAGAAGTAGATAAGAAAAATACATCCATCACATTATAAACTTCATTCATTTTTTTATAATCAAAACCATCAAAAAATTTCATTCCACTAAATACAACTCTATTTTGTAATTGATATCTCATAATCAATTGTGTTATATCAAATGGAGCAGCAACATCATAAGGGTCTGTATGCATAAACAATACTGCATCAGGATGTGTTTTGCAAAACATAGCAAATGTTTTTATTGTTCTATCTAACATTTTTCTTCCTTGATTTCTTGCTACAACACCAACTACAAACTTATCTTGGAATCCCCATTGTGTTTTTGCTTTTACTTTTTCTTCATCTGATAGAGGAAAATAATTCTTAACATCTACTGCATGAGGGATGTAATTTGTATCAACACCATGTATATCTTTTACTTGTCTTTGTGCAAATCTACTCATAGCTATTGGGCAATTCATTTTCTTTAAAATATTCTCACAACCCAGCGGCATTCCACCTCCACCATCAGAAGGAAAATAAAATATTGTTTTAGCTGGTGCAAAATCTAAATTCATAATCCATGGATATAGCATAAATGTATCGAGTAATATTCCAAATACATCTGGTTTGTATTTTTGTATAAACGGAACTAATAAATCTTGAGCATAAGGTTTGTGACTTCCACCAAGAATAGTAAAGTTAAATTTTGGAGTATCTTTTAGTTGTAACCCTTTTGGTATCGTCTGTCCAACATAATTATGACCTATATAATAGCATTCATGTCCTTGCTCTGCTAATTTGTTTAGAATGTTCCAAGAAATAGTTGCATATCCAGTTACTGTTAATGGAGAATCTGAAAGCCATAAAATTCTCATTTGAAAATATGCAGAACTCCACTGTCAAATCTTTTATTATTTAAATCTTTTAACGTATCTTCTGCAGTTACTTTAGTTCCACTTTGCAAAATTATATTGTTACCACTAATTTGTATTCTAAAGAAACAACCAGAAAATTGTTGTTTTATGAATCTGGGAATAGTGATTGAAAAATTATCACCAGTTTTATTATTGACTGTTGTTTTTCTTATTATATATTGTAATGCGGGTCCTCGATATGACATTCTTATTTTTAAAAATCATCTCCCTCTTTTATGTTTTGTTTACACTTTTTATGCCTTGTGTGAAGGCCGTTTGTTATTATTAACATCTCACAGGAGGGAGTCAAATTTTATTTTTTGTTTTCTATGAGTATTATTTTGCTTGAAGCTTGCCAAACCTTTCTAAAGATTCATTAACTCCTTTAATTAATTCTTCAGCAGTTAATTTCTTTTGCGCTATAGATTCTTTATAATTATTTAAATCTTCTTTTGCATCTACAATCTGCCTATCAATACTATCCTCAGTATTTTTAATCTTAAAATCAAAATCTGTTTGCTCTCTTTCAATATTTATTTTTTTACTATCTTGAGTCATAACAAAATCTTCTTTTTGCTTTTCTATATCTTCTTTAGTTCTTTCAAGATTTAACACATCTCTTTTTTTCTCTTTTGTAGTATCATTTAATTCATCTCTCTCTCTAATTAAAACTCTCTTTTGCTTTTCAAGGTCAGAAATAACTTCGTATCTACTTTTTGTTTCCATTTTGCCTCCTTTTTATAATTATATAATTTAATATATCTAGGTATTTAAATATATATATTGAATTATATATATTTAAAAACATATATTTCATTTTTTATATATCACCAAATTATACTTTTCACACTTCTTTTTGCAAAAACCATCACTCATAATTCTATCACAACTTGGAAAAAGTAAGTCATGTCTATCAAATAAATATTGTAATTGCCTTTCTTCTTGAACACAATGTGTTAATTTTCTTTTTGAAAGGTGCTTAGACAATATCTCAAAAACTTCTTGTTTTGTATAACCCATTTCTCTAAAATAAAGAATGACTAAATATCTTCCCTTCCACCCAACATCTTTTTTGCTAAGTATTTTTCTTATACAATGAGGTGCATTAATTTCATAATTTGAAAAGTCTGAACTCTCACCTTCTTCAAAAATATAATATTGATTATCAAATTCTTTATTTTGATAATCAAATTCTTTTATGTAAAACAAATCATTTCCTATGATAGTGTTCTTAACAAAGTTTTGTTTTTCAGCTAATTGTTTTATAAATACATCTCCTTTTTCAAATTGTTCTTGTGTAAGAGGGATACAAAATCTTTTGCCTTTGAGATTATAAGTATTTGGAACTCTTGCTAATTGCGCTGCATTGCCTATTACTTGAGCATCAACAGTCAAGTTTAGTTGATTTATGAAATGATGTTGAGAATTATAAATACAGCTTTTAGGATTTTTTGCTTTGTAAGGATGAGTTAAAACATATAGATGATATCCTCTACCACTCATTATTATAAGGTGTTTTATGTCATCTTTTAAAAGTAGTTGATGCAATGAATTACATTCTTCCCATGCTTTGCAACTCTTATCATCAAAGTCAAAGAAAATTTTGTCAATAGTTATGTTGTTGTAATCTGCTTTGTCATCTGTGATATCACAAGTATAAACAGAAGTATAAACTGCTTTCTTTTTTCCATTATAAAGATTAACAAAGTTAAGCCATTCTTGAATATTGTTGACTACTTTTCTTGATGGCCCACATTCTCTTGGGAATTTATTAAACATTTGCTGTTAGAATACATTTATTTTTGAATTGGCAATTATAACAATATCTGTTTCTTTTAGGGTCAAACATTCCTCTATCCATATCTCTTCTTGCACTATCTACAATGCTATACATTTTTTCAATATATTTTTGTTCTATCTTTTCAAAAAACAACTTATCTTGGTCTGTGAAATATATTGCCCAATACTTAACATTTATTTTTTTACACAATCTTACTAACTCTGCATAAACAGCAAGTTCGAATCTATAATCATCTAATTTTTCTCCATGAAATTTTCCTGTCTTCCAATCTACAATAATAATTCCATTGTCATCTGGATTAATATATACAGCATCACAAATTCCTTTTAATCCAATAGTTTCATTTTTCATTTTTAATTCTTGAAACAATGGCTTGAAATATATTAAATCAAATTTGCCTTCTTTGTCAACACAGCTTTGTATTCTTTTGTTTTCAAATTTCATAAAGTTGTTTAATTCAGCATCTGGTTCTATTTGAATCTCTGGAATTATTTGCTTATCTTTCTTTACAAGTTTTATTTTTTTATAAACATCTTCAATTTTCTTATGAATGTTAATTCCACGTTGTTGAGCTGGAGATGAAATAGAAGTAATTCCATCAATATAAACATACTTCCATTTAAGAGGACATTGCAAATATAAATTTACACTTGATTTTGAAAGTAGTTTTTTTGTCATTTTTAAAATAAATCTAAAGTTTTATTTTTATTAAATATAACTTCAAATTTTTTACATAATAATATCAATTTCTTTTCTATATACAAATTAAAATATTTTTCATAGTCTACTTCAAAATTATCTGGTAATTCTGTATCTTCATCTAACATTATAACTTCTGTTTTGGGATATCTGAGAAAACTTTTGCCTTTCACAAATAACATCCCTCCTTTATAATTATCTCTGCTAAAAGTTGTGTTTAGATATTTATTAGAATATTGCATAGCTCTCACATGTTGTGGTATAACTTTATATTCATGAAAAAATTTATTAATTTGTTTGACTATTAACAATTCTTTATAATTTAAAATTTTTAATTTTGTTTTAGCTTCTTTTACTTCTACTTTTATTTCTTCCATATCGTCGATTAACAATATATCCATCATTAATATATTTAGTATTTTCTTTAATGCGTCTGGAGTATCTCTTCTAATTATCTCTACATTTCTACCATAAAGTATTTCTTTATCCAGTTCATTCCCCTTAAACATTTTTACTAATCCTATGTATTTTTTCTTTGCTATTGGATTTATAAGTTTAGTAAACACAGTTTCACATTCTATAACTAAATTTTTTACATTGTTGTGATATTTTTCATGCAACATCTTTTTTAACTCTTCTCTTATGAATACATTTATGTCATCTGCTAAATAATCAAATTCTTTTCTTATTTCAACATAACTGATATCTTTTTCATTTACTACAAACACAGAGTCTGTATCTCCTCTTATAACAGAAAAGTTTTCTTTACTGTTGACATACTCTATACACTTTTTTAAGATTGTTCTGCCCATATAAGTGATAGAAGATGCTATTCTATTATCATATAATCTAAAAGAATTCAATCCAAATACTCCATAAATAGAATTTATGATAGCTTTAAATGCTGTTTCTATAGAATCGTATGTTCTATATTGTTGTGAGTCATTTTCAAATGAATTTTTTATTTTTTTGTATTCATAACGTTGTTTTATGAGATTGTTTACTAACTTAGTTAATACTCCTTGATTTTTTAAACTAAAAAAATTGTCATCTATAGATACACAATCTTCATCTTTATAGTCAACTATCGTATCTGGAGATATGTTGAATGTTCTTATAATATTGGGATATAGAGAATTAAAATCTAAGACTCCTACGTTTTTGTATATTCCTTCTGTCGCAGGATGAACATAAGCACCTTCTAAGTCTAATTTTTCAGACCATTTCTTAGTAGGAAACACTAAGTTACTATATTCTTTTAAAATCATCTTATCTATTATTATAGAATTGTATTGAGTTTCGTACAAATTAAGAGATGGTAAAATGTTTCTTATATTTACATAATAAAAAAATAGTTTTAATTTGTCATCTAACAATTTCAATATTTCTACATCTCTAACATTATATTCTGCTAATTTTTCTACTTCATTGTCTTTCCACAATTCGCTGATTCCCTTATCTAATTTTATTTTATTGATATCTTTTAGAAAGAAAGTAGCAACTTTGTCTAAAGTAAGATTAGTGGGTTTATTAAGAGAGAATTTCAATAAATCTTTTACCATGTCTTTCATATCTATAACATCTATTCCGTAAACTTTAAACTTCTTTCCAAAAAACCTGTCATCATCTTTCAATATCTTATTATAAACTCTTCTTACAGGACTTATAAAGTTTTTATTTAAGCCTACTTTAGTTAATCGATTGTATAAATAAACTATGTCAAAACCCAATATATTCCATCCTGTTACTATATCAAATTGTTGATATTTTAAAATAAAATCTTTCAACATCTCTTTTTCACTTTCAAAAATCAGATGAATAACATCGTTTTTTGTATATTGTTCTCTTTTGCTATCTTTGTTCCACATCATAAATGTTTTTTTATGAGTAAAAGAATCAATATAAGAAATAGAAATTATAGGTTCTGGTGTATTTATAACATCAACACTACTAAAAGTTTCTATATCTAAGTAAATTATTCTATATTTTTTGTCATCTTTTTCTACTTCGAAGTTATCAATATAGTCTATAGAAAAGCGAAAGTCATTTGCTATATCAGATTCGAATGTATTACTTTTGAATGCAGCCCATCTATTAGAAACGCTATTGATTTTTCTAAGTTTCTTTTTATGATTGTATAAAGTATATTCTCCTTTTTCATCTTCTATATAGCAATGATTTTTGAAGTTTTTAACTCTTATTTTGAATTTGTAGTTGTCTTTTCTACACATTATCCACACATTTTTATAAGTATCTTCGCTGATGTTTATCAGTTTAAAACCTTCTATCTTACTTTTGTTATTACATTCTACACAATTCTTATTACAATTGTAGTGATATTCTTCTTCTTTCAATTCTTTGTTTTCTATGAAATTCATTTTGTATAAACATGCGCGCTTATTATTTTGAAATTCAACTTTACTTTTTTAGCATCAAAGAAATGAGCATTTATTTTATTAGCTATCTTATATGAGTAGTACACATCTAACGGAAGTATTTTTTCTACATCTGAACTCCTTATATTAACATAAACTTCTAAAATGTTATTTCTAAATAAAACATGAAAACTATTTATACACTCATCACTAGTAAAAATAAATCTTCTTGATTGTAAAGATTGGTTATATTCTTTTAGTTGAGAATTGATTGTGTGAAGAAGAAAAAAATAAATTCTATTATAATAATATTTTTCGTGTTCTAAGTTATCAAAATCTTCTATTTTTTTGTAAGGAACATTTTTAAAGTTATAATTTATATTTCTTATTTCTAAAGTATTATTAACTTCTTCTCCATTTCTTTTTATAACATTTACTAATCTTTTTATTTGTTCTAATCCATCTTCGTTTTCTAAATCTTGTATTCTGAGTTTTATCAACGCTACACATTCTTTTATGCTATAAAAAGAAGTATTTATTACTTCATAGCTAAAAAATGTATCATGAAGATATTTTTCATATTCTTTTTTTATTTTTTCTATCTCGTTGATGTCTATGTCTTTTTCTTTTTCTTTTTTTATTCTATTTTTTATATTTTTTTTAGAAGCAGTCACATACACTAATAAAACTTTTTCTAACATATACTTTTCTAATTCAAAGAACTCGTTATAGTTCAATTTTCTTTTTCTGTGTCTACCGTAAACAATAGAAGATTCAGTGAATCTGTCTGTTATCTGATGTTTATAATTTGTTGCTTTATGCAAAGCTTTGATTAGAGTAGTTTTTCCTGTTTTATCGCAACCTGCAAATATAATCATCATTTTAATTTCTCCTTTAAGTCATTATAAATGTTTTCTATAGTAATATCTTTATTAAAATTGTGCATTCTTAGATAGTAAGAAGGATGATAAACATATATTAATTTGTATTTGCTAAAAAACAGAAAGTTTTCTTTTATTATTCCTTTAGCAACGCTACCCAAAACAATTACTCTTTTGGGTTTTACTATTTCTAGTTCTTTGAAAATATGTTTTAAACAACTTCGTATTATTTTTCTAGTTTCTTTGTAGAACATAAATTCATTATTTACAGTACTACATTTTATAATATTGCTAACGTAATAATCATCTCTTTTATATCCCAATTTTTCCATTGCTTTCTTGAATACTACATCGTTTAAATTTTTATCAACATCAAATATTTTATAACCTCCTCCTCTTCTTTTGTTAGAAGGATTTTGTGCTATCACAAATATCTCTTTTTGAGACAATCTATCTTTGTCAAATGGTCTTATAGAATTTACTTTAAGTTTGCATAATCCACATTCTTTACATGCTTGTACATCATCGAATATCATTTTTTTCTCCCTTGTTTTCATGATGACACTTAGAGTGAGATAAAAATACATTTAAGTTATTAAAATTTACATAATATCTACTATTTATCCCAACTCTATTTTTGTGATGTATAGTTATTTTATCTTTCTTATCTAAAGTTTCTTTGCAAAATATACATTTAGAAGGATTTTCATATATAAACCAAAATATTTTTATTATTTTATTCATCCACTCTTCTAAAGGGTTTATTGCTCTAGAAATCCATCTTTCTGTTGAAATATCTTTTATTATTCTTTCACAATTTATTATTTTTTCTATTTCATAAGCGTAATGATTTTTAAAATCATAGTAAACTTTAACATATTTATTGTTTTCTTCTTTAGTATTACCAATCATAGTTATTTCTATAGTATCATTTATTTTGTTTATTATTAATTTATTAAAAATTATATCAATACATGTTCTATGTATTTCAAAAATACATCTTTTTTCTTCTTCTAATAAAAGTTTAGTTTTTCGTGGTTTATACTTGTTAGAGTAATTTCCCTTAAGAATATCAATTAAAATCTTGTATTTTTTATCTATATCATAGTTCATTTTTCTAAACCCCACATTACATCATACGATTCATTAGGATATATAGTAGAAAAAAATTGATTTAATATAGAACCTTCAAAATGTTTTGATAATTTTTCATATAATTCTTTATTGTTAATATCTTTTTCTAAAATTTTTTTAAGATGTTTAGTTTTAATTGAACAACCTCTTTTTAAAAATGTTTTAAATTTTAATTTATCAATTTCTTTTTCTAATTCTTTTATATTCCATTCATAGACATGGTCTTTACTATATATGTCTTCAGCTAAAAATTTATTAGGAGTAGATAAGAACATGACACCGTTATCTTTCAAAACTCTATAACATTCTTTTAATAAATCAACAGCATGTTTTTTATCTATATGTTCTATCATTTCGAAAAACACTATAACATCTACAGTTTTATCTAATAAAGGTATTCCATTATTCAAATCATAATTTAAATATATAGAAAATTCTTTAGATTTTAAATTTAAAGCTTTTTCTAAAACATTTTTAGAAATATCAATTCCAATATATTTCATATTAATAGCATTATGATACATAATTTTTCTAAAATTTGCTTTTCCACAACCTAAATCAAGTAAAGTTTTATTACAATTATTAAATCTTCCTCCTCTAATAAAGTGACGAACATAAGAATATCTAAAAAAATGAGCAAACGTTATATTTCTTTCTATTCCTTTATTCAGTTCGTCTAAAAAATTCCATCTTATAGCTTTCGACGGGAATTTAGAATTATTATTATACAAGCCTAAAGTTTTATCCCACTTAATAGGTTTTTCTTTTAATACAGTATTGAAAAAATTTATTCTTTCATTTAGTTCTTCTTGAGCTAATTCTAAATCATTTTTTCTTCTTTTCATTTTGCTTCAAATAACAATTTATCTTTTTTATCTAATTTGTCATAGTCATCTTTAGTAAAGTTAATCCACTCTTGTGGTTTGTTGATGTGTATTTTGAGTTGTTTCTCTAACTCATCTATGTCAGTACAACTCTCGTTAAAAGTAGAATAATCTGTTCCACTTTTCCATCTACCACATCCAGCAAATAGACATCCAAAAACATTACTCAATTCATAACTTTTGCTGTATTGACAACTCTTACTATAGTCACATCCGGGTCTTAAAAATTCACTTAGTAAAGGAAATTTGTTTTTTACTTCTTCTCTTATCAACCAATGTAACCCACAAACAAATTCTTCTTCACAAAACTTCATTCTGTTTCTACACTGACTTTGTAATGCTAAATAGTTAGTAGAAAAGTGATATGGATGGTGATAGCTCATTGGCAAAATACATCTTGCTATTTGCCAAGAACCCTTGTTTTGTATTATTTCGCTATATAATTCTTTCATTTTACTAACATGACTTACAAATTTATCTCTAAATTCTTTTTCTCTTTTAAACTTATTGTAGATTTTAGTATACAAAACTAAATCAACATCGTTTTTGTTATTGTCTCTACATCCTATAGAATAAAATGCTGCTCCTACTCTAGCTCTAGCATGTTGGTCAAATCCATGACGAGGCATTCCAATAACTTTGAAAGTAAATGATATCCCTTCAAGTGCTTGAGGCAAAGTATTTCCAGTTATAGCAGCTAATACTATTCGATATCTATTCTCAGGCGTTAGTTTACTCCATTTTGTTTCATATTCGTTGTCTCCCCACGTTGCTGTTGACGCTGCTACGATGCTTTTGTACGGGTTAACAGGACAATCAATTAGTTCTGCTTGTAGATTTTCACAACCTTTTACAAGACGAGTTCTTACAGTAACGTCTTGGTTGGGCATAGTACCCATACTTTCTCTTAGGTTGTCGATTTCTTCTTTTTTCATTTTATGTGTTTCTTCAAATCATTTAATTTATAAATTCGAATAACATTCTTTTCTAGTTTTACTTTGCTATTGTATTTGTTATTGAGTAAAAACACTTTGTAACCCCATTTGCTTATACTATTTGCTACATATGAATTGTCTTCAACTATAAACTTAACATGGGGAAGTTCACTTAATATTTTAGCATGTTTGTCTTTTTCTCCAAAGTAAATGTAGTCGTATTTGATATCATTAGTTTCAAGCCAATTGAGAGTTTGATTATAAAGAGTAAGATATTTATTTGCTGGTCTTGCAGTTATTATCACAATAGTATATTTTTTATATCTCAAATACGCAGTTATTTCAGAAGCATCTTTGTCTGGCGTTAATGTTTCTTTTACTCCACATAATCTATATTCTTCTTTTAGTTTTCTGTATTGTTCATAAGACAAAGTATTTTTCATAGCATTTAAATCGTTAAACTTTGTTTTTAGTTTTTCGTTTACAAAATCACACCAACACTGAGGGTAAGAAGAAAGGAGAACGCCATCTATATCTATGCAACATATCTTTTCTTTCTCTTTTATTTCCCACAAATTACTTAACATTTTTAAGTTTTTCTAGTTGTTCTTTTAAGACTTTTACTTTATTTATTATATTGCGATTTCCTTTGAATGAGATTTTTTCTAAATCTTCTTCACACAGTTTTATTCTCGATTCAGTTATCTTTATTTTATCTTCTACAGTGTCCTCTGTTATTTTGACTTTTTCTACACTACGAAGAACTTTCATTCTTTCTTTCATCTTAGTAGACATTTTTCTAGACATTTTTCACATCTCGTATTATATCGTTTATTTTTTTAGAGTTATCTAAATTCGCGTATCGACCTAAGAATGTGATGTTTTTGAATTTTCTTACTTTGTTTTTATTAGATAGTTTGTAGTCTTTCAATATTTTAAAATCGAGAAGTTCAAAAACATCAATATCTATTTCTTTAGTAGCTTCGACTATTAGAAAATCTTTGTATAGACTTACTCTGTTGACATAATTATCTTTATCTATGACATAAATAAAATCAAATTCAGACTTGAACTTAAAATTGTTACGTAACATGTTTTTATAACAAAAGAAATAGATGTCTTTGTTCTTAGATTTGTATTTCAGATTAGATAGTTTACAAAAGTTTTTATAGTGTATTGTAGAGATTAGTTTGTCATACGGCAATTTTCTATTATTGTCTAATATAACGATGTTAGATTTGATGTCGACATGTTCGACTAAATTGTTTATAAATCTATTTTTTATCTTTTTGAATATAGCATTTATAAACTTTTTAAAATCGAAATCTAAATATTTGAAGTTTCTATTCTTGTTGTTTAGAAAATGTTTATCATCATTAGAGTTTCTAGTTTTTAGAGAATATTCTTTTATCATCTCCTTTGTGAGTTTTTTATGTATTTTTTGTTTATAATAATAAGCTGTTTTAGCAACTTTTATAGTGTATTTTATTTTCAATTCTTTCAGAAGTTTTTCGAATTTTTTATTATAGTGAATAAAATGCGGGCCTAATGGAAATTTACTAACGAATTGACCACCTATGTTTTCTTTTTTATCTATCAGATAATAATCTTTTAAATAATAAGATGCAATCAAACCATTTAAGCCTGCTCCAATTATGTATTTATTCATTTTAATTATTACGACTGAAGTTTCTATTCTTCAGATTTTTTAGACTCTTTAAATATTCTAGATGCTCTACTTAAAATTTTAGTAACTTCTTTGTCTTCAACTTCTAAACTTTTTATTAATTCTAAAACTTTATTTGCATTTGCTATTCGTATGTCTGTTATTTTTCCCATATTCTTATTGCCTCCTTTCATTTTTATAAACGAGTTAGCTCCTGTAGGGATAAATCTATTGCAATATTTGCATAAGATAAATTTTTCACCTGGTATTTCTGTTAATTCTTTGCCGCATGAACTACAATGTGTTGTCATTTCAACATCTCTTTTATTTTTTCTAATGTCGGACTCTCAACAATCTTTCCTATAATCTCCCCTTTCTGCCTACACTTTTCTATCTTAGCTTGAAACATAATTTGTTTATTTATAAATTTTATTTGGTGATGTAAAACAATATCAACATAAAATGGAATTTTCTTTTGTGTTTCAGGTTTGTATCTTCCAGAAGGTTGTCCAGGACCATCATATATTTCACCTTCTCTTGCTGTGAAAATGATATTGCAATTTTTATTTATAAGCTTTAATACATTCTTTCTTATAAGAGAATTAGGAACGCCCCAATCAAATTGTTGTTTAAATCTATCTTCAATTGGAATTTTGAATACTTTGGTTTTTGCATATGCTTGAACCCAGCTCCAAATGTCTGACATTGAATCAACAATAATTGTTCCAACTTCTTCTTCAGGAAGTTTTATTAAATAGTTTACTGCGTCTTGAAAATTATCAAAATTCTTAACCTCATCTTTGTCATCAACATCTGCTCCTCCAAGATTACAAATATTTATAACTTTAGCATCTGGAAATTTGTCTGCTAATGGTGAAGCACCATTCTCTGTATCTATAATATAAACTGGTTTGTCTGATGACAAAGCAAAGTGAGTCTTGCCAGTTGAAAAACTACCATAAGATAAAATCTTTATCCCTCTCTTTGCTTTTGCGTCTTTGAGAGTTGTAAATACGATTTTACTCTTTTTTACTTCTTCTTTCTTTTCTGTGTTTTGTTGTGTTTGCCAGCTCATTTTATCCTCTCTCAATAATATCTGCAAGGTCATCTGCGAAATCCCAATCTATGTTTTTTCTCAAATCCCTAATTACTCCATCTCTATCAAAATCACAATCAGTTATGTCAATTCGCACATCAAAGACTGTTCTCTTACTTTCTCTCTCATTAATTTCTTTACAACTTGTCATTTCGTTTCTCCTTCTATGATTTAAAAAATAAAAATAAAAAATTTATTATTTATGAAGTTTACTCTTCATCAGTTGAAACTTCTTCCTCTGCTTTTGGCTCTTCGGTTGATTCTTCTGGTGCCTTAGCATCGTCTTCAGTTTCTGGTGTTTCAGTTTCTGTTTCTTCCATTTTATTCTCCTTTTAATTTATTTCTAAATTCTCCTCTGTTAATTCTGTTGTCTCAGGAGGAGTTATTTTATATTCAGGAATAGCATACATCCCATACACATTGATGCTCACATCGCTTAGCTCTTCTGTAGGATTACCTTGTTCATCTTTCTTTTTGCCTTGTGATGTTCTACCAACAACAACCACTTTACTACCTTCACTAAAATCTATTTTGCATCTTTGAGGAACCCAACAAGTCACTCCAGCACTATCTAAGTCTAAGCTATCCTTTTCAATAGTCATAATTCTACTTCCCATTGATGTAGGTTGAAGATTCAATACTGAAACATCTCCTATTGTTATAGCAACTCTGTTATAATTATCTTTTTCTGCTTGATGATAATCATTTAACTTGTCTAAAGTTACTAACATATCACCACAATATTTCTTTATTATCTCCATGTATTTTAGTAGAGATAGAGATTCATCAACTTCAAAGTTTGTGAATGTCGAAGAATTTAACTTAAAGAAATTATCTATTTCTTCAGGTGTTTTATCAATCCCCATAAATCTTATTGGCTTAAAAACAGGAACATTTTCATTACTTGCTTTGTCTCCCATTATTGACATAGAAAAGAATCTTGGTGTGCCTTCACTTTTTTTAGCAGCTATTCCAAAGATATTTCTAATTAAATTTTTATCAGGCAAAGGTTTTCCATAATTCATATTTGCTTTTCCATTGTTCCATTCCTTTCTTGTATCTAAAGGTGTTCCTTCTTCGTTTGTTAATCCTTGTGCAATGGCAGACTGAGGGTCTGTTTTGAATATTTCAAGAGCTTCTCTTCTTTGTCTTGCTATCATATCAACGCAATCACTTGTTCCTATAATTATTCCTTCAAATCCTACTGCAGGGCTTTTCAATTGTCTTTTATAACTCAAACTTAATCTTTTGAGCGCTCTTTGTTGTTGCTCTTCTTCACTTAAATCAGTATGTATTGTCTTCTCTTCTTCTACGAGCTTGTCATATTCAGACTTAATGTCTTCTGCTGGTATTGAAAGTTTCTTACTCCAGGTTTCTAAAATGTTATTTAGTTCAATCATTTTGACCTCCTTTCAGTATCTGTCTAATTAAATTTGTTTCTTTCATTGTAAAATTGATTACTAAATCTTTCTCTAAATTGTCTTTGTCTGCCCATCTTAAAGACAATCTAACATTGTTTATTATACTACCTGAAAAAGAGTTTTGATTTTCTTCTCTCTCACTTTTTATTTTTCTTTTTAGTATCTCCATCTTTTGTTTGCCTCCTTTTTTTATAAATCAATTTGTTTCCACCATCTTCTACATAAAAATCATATATATTTTCATCAAGTTTAAACACCTCAACATACTCATTAGGGACAATAATATACTTGCTCCCACCAATTTGGGTTAGCTTAAAATTCTTTATTTTCATATAGAACTATACAAAAGTTGGTTTATATACTTATTTATACTTTAAAATATATATTTATAAGTATATTTTGTTGTATATATATATTTATAAAAGAAAATGAATTAAAGACTATAGGAGATTATCATGAAAAGAGATGAGGCAGAGGCAATTTTAAAAGACAAGTTTTTATATCACAAGATTATAAATAACATTAACAAGTATGTCGTCGGTGAGACCCTCACAATAAAGTACATTTTCTTGCATTTGAATAAGATACATATAAAGAATATTAGAGGCACTAAGTCAGCAAAAGTTGATGGTGAGAGTTCAGCAGGAAAGAATTATGTTACTGAGAAGGTGTTTGATATTTTTCCTGATAATAAGAAGATATTTAGGACAAGGATATCATCAAGGGCATTTGATTATTGGAACATGGAAAAGAAGGAGACAGAATGGGATTGGAATAATTATATATTGTTTATAGACCAAGTTAGTGATGACTTGCTGAATAGCGATACATTCAAGCTGATGGTTAGTGAAGGAACAAAGACAACGATTGTTATAAAGAGCAAAGCAGTTGATATTGAAGTCAAGGGAAAGCCAGTGTTGATAATTACAACTTGTAATGCAACTCCAAATAATGAGATTATAAACAGATTTGATAGTATAAATTTAGATGAGAGTGATAACCAGACAGCTGAAATATTGAAATTTCAGGCAAGAGAAGCAGAACAAGGAGAAATGGTTTATGATGAAAAGTTTTTAACGTTGAAACAAGCATTAGCAAGATTGAAACCTGTTAAGATTAAGATTTCATATGCAACGTTATTGGAACATTTCATGGGCAATAGGAGCTTGAGAATGAGGAGAGTTTTTCCAAGATTTTTAGATTTGATTAAGAGTAGTTGTGCATTGCATCAGTTTCAGAGGAAGAGTGATAAGGGATTTTATTATGCAAATAAAGAGGATTATGAGATTGCAAGAGAAGTTATAGAGAAGATGAAGAGAAGTACTGTTATTGGTTTGAGTCATCAATTAAAAAGAGCTTATGAAAGTTGTATAAAGTTTACAGAAAAGAAGATAAAAGATGATGTTTTATTTATAGATGAAAAAGAAAAAGGGTGGTGGTGTGTAAATGATATGTATAGTGAAGATGGATTTGTTTCTTTGACGAGTTGGTATTCTTATGTACAACAACTATATGAAAGAAAACTGTTAGAGAGTAAGTTTTGCTTTGCAGACGAAAGAAAGATTAACAAAATACATTTTTATAGAGCAATAGAGGTTAGAGATAAAATAAAATTCCCTTCTTGGGAAGAATTAATGAAGTTGAGTGATTGGAAAGATGTAGATAAAGAAGATTATGTAGAAGCTGAAAGTGGGCAACTATATGATAACGAATAATATATAATTATATACATTTCACGTTTTAATGTTTTTAATGATTTTAACAGAAATTGACGTTTTCTAAGGGTCTTTTTAATGATTTTAATATTAAAGGTAATAATATAACATTTTATTAATATATATATACTTAAATACACCTAAATAACGAGATAAGTGACTCTATGTATACGTTTTCACGTTAAAATATTAAAATCATTAAAATCGCGTCTAGAAAACGACGTTTTTTGATTAAATCATTAAAAACATTAAAATAGAGAAAACTACAGATCGCTTTTTATATAATTATATATGAGAAAACGGCGAGAATTACGCAAAACTCAAGTATATAAACATATATATATTAGAGTATATATATTAGAGTATATATATATATATAAACGATTTTGATTTAGTAATATCATAATAAAAACATGGAAACAAACACTAACAAATCATACTCAACTCGATACAAGAAAAAAAGAATAACCAACTTTGAGTATAGGTATTGGGGGAAGAAACAACCGGACATTCGTGGTGATTGCCAACCTTTAGTGTAATAGGTTAAATACCGGTGACAGTATTCCATCATACTCACAAAACGTGGGAGGAGAAAACAAAATGGAAAATGAAAAACAAGAAGAAGAATACAGGATAGCTGCTAAAGCACTTGTTGCTTTAAAAAGAGTAGCTATAAACCTAACAGAAAGTGCAGAAGCTTATAGCCAATGCATAGAAAAAATTGAAGAAGTTGAAAAGCTTCTTTATAAAAAGTTTGGGAGATTCAGTCAGTAAGATGGAAACAAAAGTTTCTGAATTCACTTGTGAAAAGTGTGGATTTATTAGTTTGCATAGGAGAGAGAATCTAATAAGTTATATCTGTCCTAAGTGCTTACAAATGAATGACATCTCAGATGAAAACTGGAAAGGAACAGAAGAAGTTATAAACTAATACTCAACACCATGGTTGAGCAGGGAGTTCCCTATCTCCCTGTCCTTATACTCGAGGCGGACGCAAGATAAGCTCTTTAGGAGTCGTTCTAAAGAGCCCTTGTGGTCACTTTTATAATCAAAGAAAATGGAAAACATAATAAAACAAACACAGCAAGAGAAAATAAAAACTTTAATGATGAAATGTGCTTTTTGTAGTAAAAAAACTAAACATATTATAACAATAGAAAAAGGTACTAAAAATAAACTTTATGGATGTTTAGAATGTAACCCACATTTAAATAAAGAGGTTTTAAAATGGAAAACATAACAAAATACAATGTAAAGAGAAATTGGAAGAGAATGGCAATAATGTCAGGGATAGTTGCTGGTTGCTTAACAACAGTTGGAACTAATTGGCTAATCCCAGGAGTATTAATGTGGGGCTGCTCAAATCTGACATTCAAGCAAAGCTTTAGATTGAGTTGGAATGGATTGAAAGATAGATTTGATATGTGGAGGTATAGAAGATGGTAGAATTTAATTTGAGTGAGAAGAGAGAGGAAGCAAGGAATTGGTTTACTACTGGAGAGACTGAACTCATTAGAAGACAAGTTGGTTTTGTTTTTGATAAAATAGAAAAACAAGACAAAGAATTTATCAAGCTGTTGAAAGAGTTTGCTATTAAAACGTCTATGATAGAAGGCAGTGTTTTAACAAAAGACTTTATGGCAGAAATAGACAAGCTGGCAGGGAAGAAACTAAAATGAAAATGATTGAAGAACTTATTGAATTGAAAGAAGAGATTGAAGTAGATGATTATATAGCAAAAGATAAATGTTGCTTATGTGGAAAGGTGTTACCAGATGAGCATCTAGGGAGAAACAACCCAAGACCATTGAAAGGAGAAGGTAAGTGTTGTGATGAGTGTAATGAGACAAAGGTTATTCCAGCAAGGATTGATAATATAATACATGAAAGGAGGTATAAGAAAAAATGACAGAATTTAAAGTTGGAGATAGAGTTAGGAGACAAGGGGAATATAGAGGTAACGCATGGGGAAGAAGATGTGAAGAAAACGGACTTGGTATTGATGCAATATTTACAGTAAGAATACAAGAGGGTCGCGATATAGCACTTAATCCTACAGTAGGAGACGATGATAGTACTTGGGATAGTGATTTATTTGATAAAGTTATTGGTAAGGGAAAGATAGCTAAAGAGAAACCAAAAGTATTGCATGTTGTTATAGAAGATAGTTGTAGTAATTGTGCTGGAGTAAAAGATAGTTATGATAAAGCGTTAGCATTAGCTGAAAGTAGGTTAGAAGACATGAGCATTTATAAGTTGACAAAAGTAGCTGAAGTTAAATCTAAGAGAGTAACTACAAAAGTGATTACAAGAGTTCCAACTAAAACAACAGAAAAGAAAAAATGAATTATATACAAAAGGAAATACAAATTGCAGAAATCATAAACAGGGCTAAGGAGAATAACAAAGAAGAAGTTGTTATCCCTCATACAGGCCATTGTGAAATGTGTGGTGAAGTATTTCCTTTATTTGATTTAGATTTTATAAGAATGAATGGAGAAGGAAGATTGGCATGTAGAGAATGTGAGTTTATAGTAAAGAAGGTGTGTGAATAAAAATGACAACATTACAAGAAATAGCAGATGACCTTATAGCAAGGGCTGAATGGACGAAAAGACAACCAAGAATGTCAGATAACGATGAGTTTAATGACATTTTACTTAATCAAGCATGGGAGGAAGCTCAAGAGATGTTTGAGTATTTAAACAGATGAAAATAGAAATACAAATTGCAAAAGAGAATGTTATCAATGCTACAATTGAAAAGGCTAAGTTTTGGCATAAAGCAATAGCAAAAGAACACAAACAAACCTGCCAAAGATGGCTAGAGTTTTTGAATCAACATAGGTTAATTAATGAAGAATTTGCGAAGAAGAAAATCATTGACCTCAAAACAGCAATTAAAATATATGGGGACGCAGGGATATGAAAATAGAATTAATAACAAAAAACAAAGTAAACAAAATGATAGATAAGAAGTTGAAAGAGATATGGAAAGAGATGAATAAGATAAATGAGAAATTGGGAGAAGTCAAAAGATTAGCAATGGAGGTGAGGTTTGAATGAAAATTTATAAATGTGATAGATGTGGAAGGATAAGTGAAAACCCAGAGAAAGATGGATTTTGTAGAATACTTGTGTACAAAGGTATGCATTTTTGGTTAGCAAACCAAGGAAGCAAATATACTCATCATCATTTTTGTAAGAAGTGCAAGAAGGAGTTATTTAAAAAATGAAAACAAATAAAAAAATAGTATTGAAGTTAGACCAATCTGAATATGATGTCTTGATGACTGCAAATCAAGGTTTTAGAGTAACAAACGGGCTGATTAGGTTAGTAGGAGAGATTGTAGTTGATGCTATGAGGAGGGAAGAAGAATGCCATTAAATAAAATATATTGGTTAGATAAATATAAAGGGAAATGTCATGGAGGATATTTCATAAGATGTAATCTTTTTGAACAAATAAAATATTTTGAAAGTATGGGTCATAAAGTTGTAGGAATAAAATGTGAAGATGGATGGAACATGGAATTTATTTGTGAAAAACCAAAGAATAAAAATAAAATTTTAGATATTAAAAAAAAGGAGGAAGAAGATGGAACAAAAATTTGAAAAGTGTTATTGCAATATATGCAGGAAGATAACAGTGCATGTATCTTCAGTTGAAAGAGATAAATGGGTTTGTACAATGTGTCAAAGCAGTATTAATAATGAGATGTTTGAAGAGAGGAGGAAGAAATGAAAGATAATACATTTGCAGGAACAAATACAAGCCAAGACAATTATGAAGATTTAAAGAAAGAAGAGATAATGGAGAAAGCACATGAAATTGATGATGGTGCTTTAGATACTTATATGGATGATAATTGGGCAGAGCTAAGTAAAGAGTTTTGTTGTGAGGATTATAATGATGAGTTTAGAGAATATTGTAAATTAAAATTTAATGAGACAAACAAATGAGAACAAAACCAAGCCCAAAGATTTCAAAACACATAGACCATAGATTACTTATAAGATTTTATAAAATATTTAAAAGAGACCCTAAAAGGATTTTTGTAAGAAAAGATTTTTATAATAATTATGATACTATATCATCACATTTGTTGGTTTTAACTAAATTAGGATTGATTGATGCTATTGTTGTAAAAAGTTATAGTGGAAGACATAGAACGGCATGTAGAAATATAGCAGGATACAGATTTAAAAAATGAGAACAAAACAAATAAAGAAATGCATGGAATTGGTTGATAGCATTAGTATTAATCCTGTTAGGGCATTGCAACCAAGATTGAATTATTTAAGATGTTGTTTGGAAGAGGAGCTAATAAAGAATGAAAGACGAAGAATTGAAATAACTAAAAGTAAGGAGAGGAACGATGATAGACAAAAAGTTTAGTTTTGTGTTTAGACCACAAGTAGCGGAGATAATGATGGAAATTGACAATGATAAGAAGAAAGGAAAGAAGAGTTGGAAGAGTGACTTAATGAAGAAGATGAACAATGAAGAAAACACAATATTGATGATGACAATGAATAATATTATAAAGGATTTGATTAAAATGGAGCTTTTGAAGACAGAGAAAGTAGGAAGATTGTTGTATTTGGAATTGACAGAAGAGGGAGATAAGATAGTTAAATTGATTAGGGGGATTATGAAATGAAAAGAGATAATTGCATTGTTTGTGGTAATAAGATTTCACATAGAATAAATTCTGTATGTTGTTCAAAAAAATGTAATGTAATGATGAATAAAGATGCAGAATATTATTATAAAGTTTTAGAAAAAGAAGCAAAAGAACATCATAAATTTAGAATGTTATTAAGAAATAAATTAGCAGAGATGAAAAAAGAGAATAGAAGTAATCAGAATGGTAGATATAGGGGAGAGGCAAAAATTCATAAGATAAGGAAAATAGTTACAAAAAATAGGACAGGAGATGTTTATGGAATAACGTTGCCAAAATCTATTCACAAAAAATTTAAAGATTTTACATTTGAACATTATTCAAATGGGATTATAGTTCTTGTTCCAGAAAAAATAAGAAAGGAGACTTTAAAATGCTAATTGATATGGATGACAGAGAAACAAATGTGATGATGAAGGAGTTAGGAGAGATGGAAATAATGTGCTATCCAAAGAGATTGAAGACAGGTGATTATGTTTGGAAAGATGTTTGTATTGAGAGGAAGACAATGGATGATTTCTGTGCAAGCATGATTGATGGCAGATTGAGGAGTCAAGTTGAGAGAATGAAGAAGGAATTTAAATATAATTATGTGTTAGTTAGTGGAAAGATTAGTGGTAGGAAGGGAGATATGAATGAGAATTGTGTGATTGGGATGTTAGTGAGTTTGGTTGTGAAGTATAATATTAAGATTCTGATATTGGAAGATGACAGGCAGTTGGCTTATGCTATAAAAAGGATTTTAGAGAGACATGAGAAGATGTATGACTTAGAGGAAATGAAAGGGGGTGAAGTAAATGGGAAATAAAACAAAAATTAATTTAGGATTTAAAATATTAGGTTGGATTTTAATAGGTATAGGTATAATTGGTTGGTTGGCAAATTTTGCTTTAGGAACTGAAGTAGAATATGTCACACATCAAATGTATTATGCCTTAAAAGAAATAGGAAATCTAATAATAATTCTTATTGGAACTGTAATTCTTAAAGGAAAATGAAAGAAATAACAATAGAAGGAAAAGGTGGAAATATAGCTTATGATGACAAGAAAGTTATTATTAAAAGAAAAGGTTTTATGTCTTTTGCAGCACATGGAATTAAAGGAGATAAGATAATTCCAATCAAGAATATAACATCTTTGCAGTTTAAAAAAGCTGGAAGAATGGGACAAGGATTTATACAGTTTTCAATTCTTGGTGGAAGAGAAGCTAAAGGTGGAATGTTTCAAGCAGTATATGATGAAAATAGTGTATTCTTTAAATATAAACAACGAGAAGGATTTGAGAAATTAAAAGAATTTATTGAAGGTAAAATTTACTGAAAACATAAACAGCATCATCTCTTTATGGGATTGTGTCAATAGCAGCTTAATAAGATATAAATACCTCTTTAAACGCCATTTAAGGAGGTTTTTCTTTTTGTAAAGGATTTATATAGTTTAGACAAGAACTTTCATTAGAGACCTTCTATGGCGTTCTGAGGGGTTATTAGAGGCATATCATAGACGTATTCTTAAGTAAATGTAATTGTTAAACCTAATTATATAATTTAGAAATATATATTTAAAAATGATATATAATTATATATGATATGAAAGAAAGTCAGTATGTTCAAAAATGCATAACAATAAAGAAAGAACAAGAAGAATTTTTGAAGGATGAGAAAGTATTTATGCTAAGCAAGTTTGTTCAAAGTAAGTTGGACGAATATATAAAAATGAAAAAAGAATATAAGGAGTTTATGGAAGATGAAGAGAAAGCTTGATGCAAAGGAGATGGCAATGATGTTGAAGGTTTTAGAGAGCAGGAAGAAAGAGAAAGCTTGGACTGAATATCAGATTAGATATCATGAGTTGATGTTGAATGAGGGATTGATAATGAACCATGAGAAGAATATGAGAGATTTTAAACAGAAGAAAGCAGAGTTTGAAGTAGAGTTGAAGATTGTAAAAAACATTATGACAGAAATGGAAGACCAAATTAGAAATGGTGTTGAGATTAAGAAAGATGAGAAGGAGGTAAAAGATGGTAGATGATTTTAAAAAGGTTGGCAAGAAGAGTTTTTTCGATGTATTTAATAGGCAGATGGCAGATATTGCAATGAAGTTTTCAAAGTTGCATAAACCATTTGACGAACCTTGTGCAAGGTTAGAGTTCAGAGATAAGTTAGAAGCAGCTGAAAGAGAATGTGAAAGAAGATTTGGGTTTTTGAAAGAGGATATAAAAGTTGAAATTGGCGATTTAGATAAGTATGGTGATGCAGATAGATTTGAACTTGAAGAAGACCAAGAAGATTTAGTTGACAAGGTTATTGAAGGTAGTAGAACTCAAGTTATTATTGGACATACATTGAGTTATAGATGTAAGAAAAGAGGACATGGCATTAGTGTTTTCATTCCTATAAAGCAATATCAAGAAATGAAAGAAAAGAAAGTTGAGAAGCCTATAATTAAAAAGGGAAATAAATAATAATTATTTATATATATTTATTATGGGATGGTTAGGAATAAAAGATTATGGCTTTGGGGGAAAGCACAGAACTAAGGAAGAAGATGATGAATACAGAAAAAGAATTGGTGGAGTTCCAAGGAAAAGAGTTTGGACAAAGGAGAAGTGTGTTCAAGAGTTAGAAGATATTCTTAGTATTTTAAAAAAGGTTTTGAGAGAAGATAGTAAACTCGAAGCTGATAATCCAAAGAAGTTAAAACAAGAAACAATAAGAGATGCAATAACATTGATGAATAAGATTCTCGATTATGTAAAGTATTTGTATCCACCAGTTCAACAAAACTTAAATGTGAATGTTGATATGACTGCGAATGCTGTTATTGAAAGATTGAAGGAATGGAAGAAGAAAGAGAATGTTTTTGTTGTGACTGGTGAGAATAAAGAAGAGGAGAAAAAAGACATATTAAAAAAGGAGGTAAAATGAAACAGAAAAAACAAAAAAGAAAGAAAAGGATTAGTATGTTAATGAAAGGAATTGGAGAAACTTTTAATATTCACACATATATTTGGAAAAACAAAACAGAAAAATATGTAATTGAAGACATTACAAATGTAACAGAATATGTCAATTCTATTTTAGAACAGCATGGAGAAAAGGCTGCTATAAATAAAATGAAATCTTTTATAAAAATAAACGAAAATGCATAAAAGTGAATACATCGAATATTTGAAGAGTGAAGATTGGAAAGAAAGAAGACAAGAGTTGATGGAGCAGGCGGGTTGGGTGTGTAGTGAATGCGGCGAAAAGGCAACCCAGTTGCATCATGTAAATTATAATAATATTGGCATGGAGGAATTAGAAGATGATGTGATTGCAATATGTAATGATTGTCATAATAAAATTCATGAGAAGGGAGAATATGGATACGAAGATTATAAAGGATGGTGTTGATATTAAACCAAGAGAAATTGAACCTGTTAAACTTACTGTTGAAGATTTTAAAGACCCAATCGGATTTCAAGTTGCTTATTTAAATCAAATTCCTCATAAGAAACAAGAAGAGGTTTTATTGTCTCCTCATAAGAATAAAATTATTGTTTGTGGAAGAAGAAGTGGCAAGACCCAAATGATTTCTGGGGAGATTATAAGAGGCGCTGTATTAGGAATTTATAAAAGGCAAATGGTTATTGGTCCTCAATATAAGCATACATTAATTGTTTACAATAAGATTATAGAGCTTATGACAAAAGCAAAATTGATGGATGATATTCAAGTTTATAAATTAAGTCCACGTCCAACTATTATTTTTTGTAATGGTGCTTCTGTAGATTTTGGGAGTGCTGACAACCCAGATAGTTTAAGAGGAGAAGCCTATGATAGGTTGTTTAAAGATGAAAGTTCATTTATTAAGGAAGGAGCAAAGAATGCTATCAAGCCATTAACATATGATACTGGTGCTCCAATTTGGGAAACAACAACTCCATGGGGTAAGGGCGAAGTTTGGGAATTATGGGAAAGAGGAATGAGAGGTGATGAAGATTATGGATGCTTTCATTATAACTATAAGGATAATCCTTATTTATTGCCTGAAGGAATAAAAGAAATAGAGAAAGATATTTTGGATTATGGTGAAGATAGTGAATATGTACAATGTGAGATTTATGGTAACTTCGTTGAGGATAGAGATGCTTATTTTAAGAAGGAGATGATTGAAGGTTGCTTTGAAGATTATATATTGGGCATTGATATAAACAAAAGATATTCATATGCGTTGGGTGTTGACATTGCAGGAGAAGGAGAAGATGAGAGTGTATTCATATCTGTGCAAAGTGTTGGTGGTGAGATAAGGATTCATTCCATTGATAATTTCTTAAAGAACAAGCCAAGGGAGATTGTGGGGAAAGTAAAGATTTTAGATAGGGAATATACTTACTTTAAGATATGTATGGATAAAACAGGAATGGGAGAAGGTCCTGTTGACCAGTTGAGAGAGACATTAAATGAGAATGCTGTTGATGATTTTAGAGTAGAGCCAATACGATTTACTACTCAAATGAAAATGGATATATATAGTAATTTGAAGAAGGTTATGTCACAGGGCAAACTGAAGTTTCCTAATAATGAACATACAAAGAAACTGATATTTCAATTGAGAGATTTAAGAAGAGAGATTATGAGTAGTGGTGATATAAAGATACACCACAGCGAGAAGGGGCATGATGATTATCCCGATGCATTGGCATTGGCATGTTGGGCTTGTAAGGATGAAGATATGTATATGCCTACTATTGCTTGATAATCGTTAATTATATAATTTAATAATATAAATTTAAAAATAAATTTAATTTATATATATTATGTGGAATCCATTTAGTAAACAAGAGGTGAAAGAAGTATACGTTCCTACTATTTCTCAAACTGATATACCAATGATTACAGAGAAGTTTAAAGGAGAAGTTGAGAAGAAAGATATTAAGTTTCCAAGAGAATTAGGTGAAGAGCATCCATTTGATTTTAGTCAATTAGAAGGGCTTTATAAGAAGTTTGGATTCTTTACAGCTGTTGTAGATAAGTATGTTGATTATGTTGTTGGTCCTGGATTCTTTGTTGAATGTGATGATGAAAGAGCAAAAAAGATTATTGAAGATTTTATGAGAGATATTAATTTTGATACATTGTTGAGAGAGTGGTGTAAAGAAGGTTTGATTAAAGGCAATGGATTTATAGAAATAGGCGGAGATAAAAAGAAAGGAATTAATGGTATGAAGATATTGAATGCTAATTATATGTATGTTGATAGAGATAAATTTGGGGTTGTTGAAGGTTATAATCAATATAAAGGTGGGTTTGATGCATTTGCAAAAGAAAAAGTAATACCCTTTACAACGTCTCAAATAGCACATTTTCCTTTTAATAAAATAGGTGATTGTGCTTATGGATTGGGTATTGGTTATCCAGCATTAAAGCTTATTGATAATGCTTTGCAAAATAGTAAAGATTTGCATATGCTTCAGAGCAAGAAAGCAAATGCTCCTTTACATGCTCAATTAGGAAAGGTTGATGGCAATATAAAAATCATTCCAAAAGCAGAAGATGTTGCTGCATTTGGAAAGAAATTGGAAACAATGAATAATAAACAAGAATGGGCAACAGACCCTCTTGTAAATTTTAAGGTTATTGATTATGGAAACATTGGTGATAAGTTTACTACTGCTTTGAAGTATGATAAGGACATGCTTATAAATGCATTTCAAATACCCGAAGTGTTATTAGGGCAAGGGAACATAGCTGAAGGATTAGCAGATGTTCAAATGGATGGATTTGAAAGAAGAATACAATCTATACAGGCTGAATTAGAAAAGGTTGTTGAAGAGAATATATTTAAGAGAATATTAGAAGCAAACGGATTAGAAGTCCATGTTGAATTTCAATGGGGAAGACCATCAAACAAAGAAAAGGCAGATAGATTATCTCGACTAACAGAACTTATGAAAATTCCTACAATATCAATGACATTAGTTAAATTGATGGAAGAGGACGTTGTTAAGATGTTGGATTATGATGAAAATGAATATGAAAAGATGTCAGCTGAAGAAGAGAAAGAAAGAGAATTGGAAAGACCACAACCATTAGTTCCTGGACAGAATGAAAATCCTCCTAAGTTGCCTCCTAAGAAAAAGATTCCTCAACCTAAACCAGAGCAAAAGTTTGATTTATTTATAACCAATATGAAGTCACAAAATGAGAACATCTTAAAAGAATTTGAAAAAATAAAGAACGCATCAGAGACTAAGAGATTAAAAAGAAAATCAAGAAAGGAAAGGCTGAAGGAGAGAAAGAACATTATTCCAATGGGAGTTATAAAGAAAAAGCATGTAGAGATAGTACATATTGATAATAGAAATTATGAATATCAAAAATCATGTCCTCATTGTGATGAAAAAGTAGGTAATATAAATGATATTGAAGAGTGGTTGGGATTTAAATATAAAACTTATCTTGCTCATATATTAAGTGTTGTAAAGGCAGATAAGTTTGAATATATACAAGCTTCAAATGCTATAGAAGAACAGGCAGGTTATCTTAGCACCAAGCAAGTAGCAAAAGTAAAAACAATTTTAAGCAATGGTTTTGAAAAAGGAGAAAGCATATCTACAATGACAAAGAATGTTGATAAGATTGGTATAAAGGATTTATATAGAATGACAAAGGAAGGTAAATTAAAAGTAGGAGCAAGTGGATTGCCTATATTAGCAAGGAGTGCTGAAAAGAGAGGCACGGGAATTATAAGAACTGAAGTTACAAGAATGGCTAATAAAGGAGCAGAGGAATATTATAAGAAACAAGGATTTACAAAAGAGAGATGGGTAGCAAGCTTTGGAGAAAGGACATGTCCTGATTGTGAAGATTTAGATGGTCAAATATTTGAAATAAATAATCATCCGCCATTGCCTTTGCATCCATTATGTAGATGTATGATGGTGGCTGTTGAGGAGTTAAAATAAGATGGGACAAATAACACATCCGAATTTAAGAAGTCCAATGGCTATGGTTAGTCCTGATGCAAGATTGCATACTACAGGTAGTGTTACAGTTCTTCCAAATGTGGTTTTAGATAAAGTGAGAGTTAGAGGTAGTGGGTTAGTTATGTTTCCTAAAGAAATGGATAGAATAATAAATGGTAATTTATATCAAGCTGGTTCATATATTCAAAATATGCCAATAGACACAAGTGGAGGAGTATTTTTATGTTGTGGAGCAAATGATATACATTTCGAATTTACTGCACAAACAGATGGCAATATGATTTTTAATATATATGAAAATACACAAGTGTCAAATAGTGGAGCAAGTCTTATGATATCTAATAGAAGTAGACATGCAGCAGTATTAGGAAGCGTAATTGATGCGGCAGTATGGGTCGACCCAATAATATCAACAAGTAGTGGAACAATGTTTTATTCATCTATGTTTTTAGGAGGAAGTGGAGCAGTAACAAAACATCGTTCAGCTTCACAAGGTATTGGTGGCGTAGGTGCAGATTGGTTATTTGAAGCGGGTAGTTGTTATTATATGGAATTTATAAATGAAGCAGGAAGGCTGTTGAATGCAGATTTTGATATTATAATGCATGAACATAAACATTAAAATGGGACAAATATATAAAAATTTATATTATGATGAAGAAGGAAGATGTTACTTATTTGCAAATGAGAGTGATAGGAAATATGTTGTTGACCAACAATCTTATTTACTCATCTACATATTAGAGATGCTTATAGAATTAAAAAAATCAAATGAGGTATATACACTTAACAATGAGATGTCAAGTAAAAAAATGCGAAAATAGAGCAATGTTGCTTTATGGAAGTAAATGGATTTGTGGAGAGTGTTTTATGAAAATCTTTAATAAATTAATAAATGATAAGAATAAACAGATAGAGGAAATAGAAAATGATTAAAATATGTCCACACTGTGGAGAAAGATATATGATTGGTTTTGATACAACAGATTTTGTCCATCAGTGTAATAGTGGGAATAAAGCAATAGACCAAGAAGATGTTGTTGTTATAGGTGATTGGGAAGACTTTAGTGGCAGTGAAAAAGTTCCTGCACAACAAGTATTAAGACAAGGAGCAGAGAATAAGCTAATGGGAACAACAGCTGACATAGAAGGTGATGATTTAGAAGACCATACAAGGAGGGGATTGAGAGCTTCTACTCACAGACAAAGGCAACACTTTGAATTCATTAAAACACAAATTATATAATTAAAAAATATATTTTTAAAAATAAAATGGGATTTATAATATTAGGAGAAGATGTAAAAGATATTGATGAGTTCATAAAAGAATATCTTGTTGATGAGAAGAAGAAAAAGAGGGAATTAAAAGAAAAATTGAACAAATGGAAAAGAAAGAAAAAATAGAAGAAAAAAACATAGAAGAGAAAAAGAATCCTATTGGAGTTGATAGAAGTGGGTTAACACTAAATAAATTTATGGATGATATGTCTATGTTGGGGAAACAAGTAAATGACCCTAATTTAAATAAACCTACATTTCACTATGGTGACTTAGCTATAACAAATTATTTGTTGTGGTTATTATTGGCTGAGACAATGACATTAAATGATACTTTAGGAGGAGAATAATGGCAGAAGCAATTGTTGATGGAAGAGGCAGTGGAAATTATGTTGGAGTAGATAATAAAAATAGAATGATGGTAGTTGGGAGTATTGTTACTATGCCAACTGTATCAATATCAGCAGCAGCAGACCCTGCAACAACTGAAATTGGAACTACAAGTTTAGGTTCTGCGTCTTTAATGGGTGCTTATGATGGAGTAGCTGATGTTCAAGCATTAAGAATAGTAAATGGGTCACATTTATTAATTGCTGGAAGTATAAGTTCGATACCATCTGTAAATGTAACAGCAGGAAGTCAATCATATATGATTGCAAGTGGTGCTGCATTTCATGAATTAATAGCAACACCAGAAGATGCATTAATAATATCTATATCTGGAGCAATGGGAAGTGTTGGAGTTACAGCATTACCAGGAGATTTAGGAAGTGTAGTTATAAGTTCTTCGAGTTTAATTGGAGTAAGTGGAGCAATATTTGATAGTGGAGACATTACTGGTTCTGTAGTAATAAGTTCTGCACCAGTATTAGGAGTTTCTGGAGATAAGTTAGATAATCTTGCTGGTAGTATGGGAGTAACTGCATTGCCTGGAGATTTAGGAAGTGTTGTTATAACATCTTCTGCCCTTATTGGAGTAAGTGGATTAAAGTTAGATGATTTAGGAATAACAACTATGCCTACAGTAACAGTAGATTCGACAGCTTTAGATATTAGAGCTTTAAATTCTACAGATGATAGTGTAAGAATTATTGGTTCAGGAAATATTGGCTCTGTAGTTATAAGTTCAGCTCCATTAATTGGAATATCTGGTTTAATTTTTACTGATGGAAAAATGACTGGTTCATTTCATCCAGCTGGTGTAGGAAGTGTTGTAATTCAATCTTCAAATTTAATTGGAGTTAGTGGATTAATATTTACTGGAGGAGATATAGTTGGTTCTGTATCATTACAAGGAGTTGGTTCTGTTCATGTTGCTAATAATCCTGTTGGTTCTGAGAGTTATATTAAGGGTGGAAGTGTAAGTGTTTATGATACTTATCCAAAGATATCAAAACAATATGTATCGCATGTTGTACAAACAACAGGTATGTGGGTTCCACAAACTGGTAGTAGTGTTGTAATTACAGATGTTTTAATATCAACTCAAAGTGGGACAAATGAACAAAGAGCAATTTTAGATATAGGAAGTACAACTTTCCAAAATATGGCAACAGCATATTTAGCAAGTAATGGTGGTTTTGTTACAAATTTACAAACTCCATTTGAAGGACATACTAATGGTTCTGTTACAATAACAACTACAACAGTTGGAAGTACAAGTTTTACAATAACTGGTTATGAGGTAGTTTAAGTTAATTAAATTAGGAGGAAAAAATGGTAAATGAAAATATAATAAAAGTCGACGATAATAATGTTGCTATTGTAAAGGAAGCAAGAGAAATACATAATAAAGCTCAATTGGAAGCAACTAAAATAAAATTACAAGTAAGAATAGTGGAAATAGATAAATTATTGGCAGTATTTGTTTAATGGCAATAATAGATAACTTAGTTTCTTATTGGAAATTAGATGAAGCAAGCGGTGATGCAATAGATGCTCATGGAGATAATGATGGGACTACAACAGGTGTAACTTATTCAGATACAGGAATTATAAACACAGGATTAGGTTTTGGAGGTGATGGGGATAGGATCACTATTTCAGATGTCGCAGAGTTAAGACCAGGAA